GATTATGAAAAACGAGGTTTCGCCAAGCGCAAGAAAGGCATTTTCTTTGCTTGAAGAATCGCTTGCATATATGAGAGAAACCTATCATGAAACGAAAGACAAGCGTTTCTTGGAGTTGTCCGAGGATATAGGGGCGTTGTATGATAGTGCTTTCCCCGAAATGGGTGACTTATACGATTTCCGAAAGTCTAGTTGCACTCAAAAAGCAGGTTGTTCCTGTAGTGAGTGTGTTGGAAAGGCTCTTAGTTCCAAGCAAAAGAAGATTGCTGGAATGGCGGAGCCTAAGGACAAAATTGACGGTGCTGATTTCGCCGCTTTGAGAGAAGAGAAGGCGAACAAGGCAAAGTGTCCCCATTGCGACGGGAATGCTCCTCGTAGTGAATGTATTTGTGGCGGAAAGCACGACCATTGAGGTGAAGAAGTTGTCTTGGAAAAACAATCTCCGTATCATTAAGGCTACAGAAGAGTCTTTTTTCCAACTTGACTCCAAAGATGGTAACAGAATTGTTTCCATTTACATTGACGGGAACTACGAAGTTGACAACTACGACATTAAGGTGATTTCTGAGCATAGCCTTCAAGGAAATCAATACTACGAGCAAGTTTCTAGTATTGAAGGACGAATTGATTTCTATGAAACCTTTGATGATGATGACGGCGATGTGATTTCTCATGAGTTTAAGATTGACGGAAAGCAAATTGAGGCGAATTACAAGGTTGAGTTGACCGAGATTGGCCAAAATGCAGTCTTTGTTTTAGAAATGGGCATTGATACAGTTGATTTGGACTTTAGAGTTGAAGGTAAGAGCCTCATTTTGAAGTCTGCAAGCGTTGGTTTTACGGCTGAGAACTGAGTTGATGTTCTTATGACGAATTGGCAAGGCGAAATTTTGCGTGATGGTGTTACCACCAAGCAAAAAAGAGCCATTTTTGAAATTTTAGAAGCCGTTCCTGTGGCCAATTGGGGGACAATCATGGAAGGGCTGAATAAGCGGAAAGTCAAAAGGTTCCAAAACAAGAACATTCGTCGTTTTTTGAACAATTCGCCGGATATTGATGTGCGAAAAGACCGATTTAACAATGTTGAATACAGATTGAGGCGGTGATTCCATGCCTCGCTGGTTTGAAATTCTAAAAAAAGTGGAATTGATGAGTGAAAACGAGGCTTCAACGCAAATGGAGGCCTTTACGAGAGCCGTTGAGCGTGGTTATCCTTCTGTTATCACTCCATTGACCTTGGTAGCGAAGGTAAAGGACGGAAAAGTGCTTGGTTTTACCTCTTTTAGTGACATGGGGAAGTTTTTCTTCGTGGGTTCGTCTTTGGTTTCGCCCGAAGCGAGAGGAACGGGGATTTATGGCGAGGTTATTCGGTATAGGGACACTCAAACGGGTGGAAAACCGAGAATTACGCTCATTGGGGCAAAAAAACCGGAGCATATTGCGACAGTATCCAAGGTTATTGAGCGTAACAATGGCGTTAAGGTTAATTCGTATGAACAAGTGCGTGACATTATGGACGAAAGCACTTACAACCAAATGAGAGTGCTTCCTATGTATCGTTATGACGCTCTTGGCGGTAGTCAAGATGTGGAAAAGGTGGCCGGAGCGGTAACTACATCAAGTGCGGCTCATTCACATCTCTTTAGGCCAACTTACGGCGGTCGTCGTAAGCGGAGAAAGAAGGAGGACTGAAAATGGCGAAGAAGGTGCAGAAGGTTACGGCGAAGGTCGGGGACGCTACTGTTACTCGTAGTGGTTCCATTACTTTCCCGGAGAAATACAAGAAGTGGGAGTCCACTTGTCGTAGTTTAGGGCCGGGTTCCATTGGTGGTAAGGTCAATCTTTTGACTTGGTTGAAGCGGCACGGTAAGCCCCGAAGAAAGGGGCCAAACTCAAACGATGGTAGTAGCGGTATGGCGGTTACTCTTCAAAACATCAATCGTATTTTGGAAAGCAGGCAGAATGGGATTTACGAAGAGGATGATGTTTTCTCCTTCAAGGATATTCTAGAAGAAATGGAAGAATATAATGCAGAGGGTAGTAATCTCAATCCTTCCAACATTCCCTTTACCACTTATCCCGTTGACTCCGATGGAGATAGAATTCCGGATTCGGACCCAAAAACTGTTTTTGGTCACTATTTGACGCCCTACTTCTATGGTAAGTATGGGTCCGATGGCGTTCCTTCTCAAGAAGCCGCCGCAGAATTCTTCTCTGCGAACAAGAACGAGGCCAATCCTCCCATCAAGCAAGCCATGTTTGGCGGTTCATTGTTCCCTGCTGGAACCGATTTGTATTCCATTATTCAGTTGGCCATCAAAGAGATTGAGGATTTACAGTATGACTTGGAGATTCGTTCCGGTCGTTCTCCTGTGGGATTGGTGAATGTTCCTTCGTTTAGAAAGAAGTTGGGACAGGCTATCAACTCATCTTTGGTTGACGGTAAAATCAGCATTAGTGGTGTCAAGGGCAAGTTGGAAGGTATTCGTTTCCCTATTGCTACTGAGAAGGAGCAACAATTCGTGGCTGAATACTCCAAGACGAAGAACATTGCAGGTGACTTCAAGGCTTTCAAGTTGGTTTCAATGACGCCTGCAAACACGAAGCGTTTGATTGAAACTTACATGGCGACGGGTAAGGGCAAAGAGCGTGATATTGTCAAGTCGTGGGTTGATTTGGTGAGAGTATGAGAAGAAAGAGTTGCGCCTTTTGTCAACACGAAGATGTTGATGAGTTAGAGCGAGCCTTGGATGCTTGTGAAATCTCTTGCGATACTTTGGACGAGCAAGAGGGATGGCGTAGCGGGACTTCTGCTCAACACCAAAGAAACCACATGGAGGCTTTTGCGGCAAGTAGCAATCCCAAGTGCAACTTCTGTGTTGACCCTATGCGAAAGCAATACGAGGTGGGTCTTAGTGACGGTAAATTGGAAACCTCTGTTGTGGCCGATATGCTGAGTGTTTCCAAACAACAGGTTCAGCGCCACATGAAGCACCACTTGGCTCCTATTGTGCAAGAGTCAGCCGCTACTATCATCGCTAAGAAAGAGGTCAATGAGGTTGACATGTTGGCTAACAACCTTGAGGTGCTTGATGGCAAACTTACAGAGATTGCTTCAAGGGATGATTTGGATTCCAAAGAGTTGGATTCTTTGGTTAAATTAGCGAGAGAGATTCGTGAGTCATTGAAATACATGATGGAGTTTAAGGGCAAACTTGTGCATAAGCGTCAAGATACTATTATCGTTGCACAGATGCAAATTGTCCAAGAGGTTCTAGCACAAGGCCATCCGGAAGTTTGGCTTGATGTTAAGAAGAAGATGCAGGAGAGATTGCAATGAGTTGGAAAGAAGTTTTGAAAGCAAAAGTAGGAAGTTACCCCACGGTGTTGGAAGGAAATCAAATGAGTGAAACTTTGAGGGATGAATTTCAAAGAACTCAATCTATTCAACATAAATACAGGGATAGTCAAACAAAAGACCTGTTTACTTATGGTGAAAAGAACCCCAAGCATCGTAAGGCCGTTGCACAGGCTAGAAAATTAATTTCGGAACTGATGAGATTAGACCCGACTGCTACAGATGAAGCCGAGAGAATTGATTCGCAACTTACCGAGTTATTGGAAAATATGAAGGAAGAATACAATGCACAACTTCCTAGCATTTTTGATATGTAGGAGAGATTACAATGAGTTGGGAAAAAATCATCAAAGGCGAAAAGGAATACTCTGCTATTCTTGATTATATTGAAAAGGTTGAGCAACAAATTGAAGAGGTTTACCAAGATATTGAGGACCAAGCAGTTGACTTACATCGGAGGTTTGGGGTCGGGACTGTAGAAGAATACAGGAAGACCATTAAGGGTGCAATGGCTGGAAGTCTTGGTTTGCTAGAAAGAACACTAGCAGAACTAAGAGAACTGCTTAAGGATTCAATCTAGAGGGATTACAATGAGTTGGATTGAAGTTGTCAAGGGAAAAGGTGTTGTGGCCTATAGCGGAACCTGCCCTAAGTGTGGTAAGTTTGCTGAGAACGGAAAACCATGTCCGGCCAACCTTCCGGCAAAGTCCCCTAATATCCCTACCGTAAGTGCTTGCCCTATGAAGGTGGAATGATGGATTGGAAATCAGTAGTCAAGCGGGATACTCTATCCCAACTACAGAAGGAAACCATTGATGGTTTCGTCGCTTCCAAAGACAAGGTAACGGTTCGTGAGGTTTCGCAGAATCTCATGATTAAGTTGGGTTATCAAAACCAAGCAGGAAGAAGGGTCATTGAAGCCTATCTAGAGAAAAATTATCCGGAAAAGTTGGAGTGATTGGCTTGGACTTTCCTCGTAGCATTGACTTCTCTTACCTCTTGACGAATTATCTTTTGCCAAGAGGTAGAGGAGAAAATGTTGAACAATTGGATAGCACATCGGGTCCACGGGAATTGATTGAGGACATAAAGGCAAAGGGAGCAAATTACACGAATGCTCGCAAACTCTTGGAGCCTTTTCGTGAGAAATCCCTTGTTCGGATTAAGCAGACGCTCAAGAGCGTTTATGGGCAAGACTTGGACAGAGTTGAAGCCTTGGCTGGTAGGAAGGGTATCAAGCCTCAACGATTACCGAGCGTATTAGCCCCTATTATCTACGACATGATGCCGAAACTTGAGAGGACTCTAGAAGAAAAGAGTCTTCCGGAACTTATCTCTCAATTTGCTAGAGATAAGGATAAGGCTACGGGTCTGCGTTTGGCTAAATTGATTCAAAATCGCTTAAACATTAGAAATGACTTATCACAGGCTAAGGTAAGTTCTGCTGATTTGATGGACGCATTCTATTCCATTTCACCTAGTCCCGAAAGTGTGAACTTAAAGGAAATGGAAGTGGATGAATCAAAACTTTCGGAAGAGGATAAGAAAAAGCCCTTTGCCGCACAACTTCGTCAACAAACGCAAAACGAAGTTGATGAAAGGTTGGACAAACTCAATCGGGATTTGAATACGAAGACTGCCGTTGTTGTTTTCCGCTACAAGAAAAAGAATGGCGAAACGGGAGGCAAGATTGGGTATCTTCCTGTTAAAGAATTGCTTGCAGGAAAGACAGGCCAATTTGAAAAGGCCGGGATTAGAGATGCCATGTCTACGCCTCGCTATCTTGTCATTTCCTATCCCAAAATTTGGTGGATTATCAACAAGGGCATAGATTATGCTCCTGTTACGGTGACACTCAAAGAAACGCAAGGGGCGGAAGAAGAAGCACCCGAATACAGAATCAACGATAGTCCGTTGTTATTCTACAATTATGCTCAAATGTTGAAGGGTGCGAGAAGTCAAGACCAAATCGGTAACTTGACGGTTCGCCGCAAATACATGCTCCCTAAACTTCCCGGTAGGAGTATTTCTAAGAACAGTCCTATTTTCCAAAGCATCGCTGGTAAGGGTATTTCACTCAATCCTACCATACAAGAAATTTTGCGAAACCCGCTTTATTTGGATACGCTTTTGGAAAGTAGCGGTCTTAGTGAACAAAGAATCAAGGATATTTTCACGAATGTTCAAGGGTCCAACCTAACCAATCGTGCTATTCGTATCAATCAAGAATACAAAGATAAGGTCGTTTCCTTGATGGAGAATGAAGATGCAATCATTGAGGAATTGAAGGATGAAGGGTTTGATGAGTTGAAACCTCTAGACTCTCAAGTGGAGTTTTCCCAAGGGATTGGTTTAGACAACTACCTTCTTTTCCTCACGGACGATTTGGAAATTGTTTCGGCACTCAAGACTTACATTAGAGAAAGAGTTTCTGCTAAGGCGATTTCTGACTTGCTTATTGAAATCCCAAAGCAGAAGACCGCAGACAAGCGAAACTTTGCTGAAACTCTTAGTCCGGATTTCAACACGAAGACCGCTCTCCACAGTCTAGTTCTCATCGGTTCGCAGAAGAACACTTCTATTCGTGACCTTCTTACGACAAAGGAAGACAGAACAATGACCAATCGCAAATTCCTTAGAGAGTTGAAGAAGGTCACGCTTGATTTCATTGAAGAGTTAAAGGCAGGAATTACTGAAAAGTTGGAAGACATTTTGGCTGAACCGGAACACTACAAAAAGGTAGTCAATGAGGACATTTTTAATATCTTGGTGCGACACGGAATATTGTTAGGGGGTAACGAAAGTGAGGTTGAGTGATGAAGACTTTGACTCCTTAAATGTGGATGGCGCAAAGATTACCCGCTATTTTGAAACCGAAGTTGGCGGTAGGGCGCTTCCTAGACCTACTCCGATTTTTGAGCCTATCCTTCAAAACTACAAGGAAACCGGAAATATTCGTTTGGCAATGAAAAAAATGCGCCGTATCATCGTTGCTAAATTAGAAGAAGAGGCAGAATCTCTTGGTCTTGAAGAAGACGAGGATGCAGATGATATTGGCGACCGAGTGAATAAGATATTCACAGAGCAGTTGGCTCTCGGTATGCTTCAACCTGAAGTTGCAGATGTTGGAGCCTTACAAAGCAAAGCCAACTACGAGAAGATTCTCAACAGTATCTTTTCCGGCGTCCGATACGAGCAGAAGAAAATCACCTTTGAGGTTTTCACAGGACAAAAGATGGACAGTAGCAAGTTTTCGCTTTTGTCAAGAGAGGTTCAACCCGAAGACTTGGAGAGAAGATACAAGAAAAAAGAGAAGGAGTTTCCTGTTGATTTTGAGTCTTTGATGGAATATGAGAATGCGAAAGAGAATTTTGAAGCGGCTAAGGTCGGTGTGCAGAAGGCTTCCGACATGAGGAGCAAAGTTGAGCGTTCTAACATTAATTCGGTCCTTGAGATTCGTGACCCTGTTCTTTCTCTTCTCGGTGGGACTTCTAAGACTATCATTACTCGCAAGGATTCCATTTACCGTGGTTGGAAAGAGGTTAGCGGTAAATTCGCAGACCTAGAGAAGGCGAATAAAGCCCTCATTGCAAAATTTGACTCTCCCAATACCCAAGAGAAGAAATTCCAAGAGGCCGCAGAAAGTTTAGAGAATTATGTTGAGGAATATTCTCAGCAAGCGGTTCCTGTTAAAGAAAAGGAGCGAGTAGCCCTTGACCTTATTTTCACATTCTTGAAGAAGTATGGTAAGATTGTAGAAGAAGCCGAGGAAGCAGACCCCACATTAGGTCACGGTGAAATGCAGTTTAGCCAAAGCGGCATTACAGAAACCGAGCAGGCATATAGCACAAAAACAGACCCTATCACCAAGTATTACTTGACGAAGATGCTAGATGGAGTTTTTGTTCCAAAAGCCTCTGCTGGTGACATCAAAGAAATGATTAGGACTTTCATTAGAGAAGACTTGCCTGCTTTAGATACCGACGATTTCAATTCTCTAGACCGTTTCATTAGTGACATTCCCGATATTGATGATTACAAGGGTGAAGCCTTCTTGCCCGTGCAGTTTGCCCCTATGCTCAATGTCAAGGAATTGAAAGATAAAGCAGGGCCTATCAACGATAATTACGAAGATTATCTAAGAGCCTTGGGTAGTTTGATTGAAGAGGGCAGTTACCGAATGGGTTCCTCTGCTATTGTCAATGTAACTACCGGTGGGACCTATGAGGGTAACAGAACCCCGGAGAGGGACTACAGATACTCTGCTCGTAGCACACCAAGACAAATGGAGTTCCGTGAAACATCTTATGCAGAAGAGTTGAAGGCAGTCCTACAGGCACTCCAAGCCTATCTCTTTACTCCAACACAAAACCCTCTACTCTCATTGGGCTACTCTTTCCAAGAAATTAGAAAACCAAAGGAATTCAAGATTCTTTCCGTTTATGCGGCAAATTCTTTGGGTGAAGAAAACATGTCAACACAGGCAATTTCCTCGTTGTATGATAGATACCAAAAGAGGCCAAGAGCGGCTATGTTTACCAACAAACAATTGAAGGTTCTAGAAACCTTCTTGGTTGGTCTTCGTAGAAACTTTACCTTTGATGCTATGGAAAAGAATCTAGAAGCAGTCTATCAATCCGTAATCAAACCTGTTTACAGAAAGGCCGGTAGTGGTTTCCTTGACCGAACTCACAAGGCTTTTGGTAAGTGGACTGCTAGTATCTTCAACAAGTTGTTTGAGAAGGGAGAATACACGCACCCTTCGGGTGTCACAAGTGCAGAAGTTAAGAACGCAGAAGTTGAAATTGATGATGTTCTAGAGTTGGAGGCTTTCCTTGAGTTGAAGGATTTCATTATCAACAACAAGGACAGAATCTCTACGAGTAGCACGAAGAAAACACTCAACAACATCATTAATGAATTCAACACTTTGATGAAATCCAAAAAGTTGCGAAACAGAATCTTGGATGCTCACGACGCTTTCCGTATCTTGAAGGGCTTTCCCATCTACTACGCAAGAGGGGACATTGATTCCGTTACTGATGTTTCATTCATGATTGACAAAATCCACCATGAGATGGGCCTCAATGTTGTTGCTACGGACATTGTAAAAATGGTTGAAGAGGTTGACTCCTTCGCTAACATCGCCACAGAAGTTGGTCTTAGCGAGGAAGTTGTGTATTTCACAAAAGCGCACTTTAGGTGATACTTTGGAAATCAATGCGCTTAACCTAGAGCATGAAATGGACTTGCGCCTTTCGCAACAGTCCTTTGCTTATTTCTTTGAGCATGTTCTAGGTTTCCAAATGACGGACCATCAATTGGAATGGCTCAGTCTTATGGATGAGAGCAACCGCAATGTCATTATCTGTAGTCGTGGTCACGGTAAGTCCGTCTTCATGCATTCGTGGGTGGCTTGGAATCTTCTCTTCCAACCTCCTCCTTACCAAATCGTTTACATGTCGTCTAATCAAAAGCAGACGAACATGCACATGAAGTCCATTGACAAATTATTCAACAATCCTATTTTGGGGAAGTTCAAGCCAATGGGTTCCAAGGGTTGGGCCGTTGAAGAAATGAATCTCGTCAATGGTAACTCTATTGTTGCTCGTTCGGTCAACTCACAGGTTCGTGGTCTTCACCCACAAGAGATTATCATTGACGACCCTCTCAAGGAGTTTAGCCTTACAGGTATCCAAAAGGTCACGGATTGGTTTTTCGGTGACATGATTCCTGCGCTTCACCATTCTGCATCGCTAAGAATTATTGGGACGCCATTCAGTTACACGGATATTTATTCCCAACTAGAAGAGAACTCTCAGTATCTAGTGAGGAAGTATCCTTGTTTGAATGCTCTTAACGAACCCTTGTGGCCCGAACGATGGGACTACGATTCACTTATGGATAGGAAGGCTGAGATTGGCTCTCTTAAGTTCACAAGAGAATACATGTGTGTGCCTATCTCTACGGGGACTTCGTTGTTCAATCCCGAATACATTGAGAATGCGAAGAACAAGCATTTGGTCTTGAGTGCAAGGCGTCGTGAGGGCTACAAATACTTCGTTGGTATTGACCCTGCTATCTCTACAGATGGCGACTACAATGTAATTACGGTTCTAGAAGTGGACCAGCACGACAACAAATCAATTGTTTACATTGACCGGGCAAAGAATGTAGAGTTTAGAGAGAATCTACAGAAGATTCGCCTCATTGGTAAAATCTTCAATCCCGAGGTCGTTTTGTTTGAAACCAACACCTTTGCTAAGTCGTTCACTCAAGAGTTGCGGAATATCTCTGACATTAATGTGCATGACTTCAACACGACGAGAAAAAAGAAGCAGGACATTATTTTAAATTTACAAATGAATTTTGAGAATTCTAAGATTCATCTTCCGTATGGTAACGAAGAGAGCAAGAGGGTTACAACTGCGCTTGTTGAGGAGTTGTCAATGTTCTCTATTACTGATAAGGGACGCTTTGAAGGTGTGGGCGCTCACGACGACATGGTGATGAGTTTAGCCTTGGCTAATGCCGCTACGCAGAGGGCTAGTGAAAATTTCTTATTGCTTGACGACTTGGGACTCTTTGATGCAAAACCTGTTAGTCCGTATCGGGGTATCATGGGACTGAACTTTTGAGGTGATATGATGCCAACTTCTCAAGAATTAGCAGAGGCTAGCGATAAACTTGAAGAGATGGCGGAAGCCCAAGAAGAGGCTGAAAACGATTTGGATAGCCTAACTCAATCTCTCAAGAAAAACTTCGTCATTCGTTCCGAGCATGAAATTGTTTCCGAGGTTTGCAAGGAATACAAAATCAACGCTACGCAAGCAAAGAAGATGGTTGAGGCTTTCCCACCAAAATACACTTTCTATGACCAAAGTATTCCCGATGTGATTAAGACGCTTAGGAAGGAGAGAAGGGGTCTTAAGGGCGATTCTAGGGAGAAGATGGCCAAGAGCATAGATACCCTTATTGAAGGCTATTCCGAGCATCTAGAGAAGTGCCTAGATAGCATCTATTGGCTCAACCCCTACAAGCAGACCGTGAGGAAGATGGGCTTCAAAGAAACGGACTTGATTAAACTCCATTCGCTAAAGTCTGCTGATGAAAGGCGAGCCGTTGTTGATGTTCTCTGCAAGTATTGGGAGGCAGAGTTGGACCGTAATGAAGTCAACTATGGTCGCATTTATGCTCAACTTGACAAGGAAATGAAGATGGCCAAGAGTGAATACAAGAAGTTGGTTAAGGGAATTTCCGATACGATTTTGCGAAAGAGCATCAAGGACAAGACCAAGGAGTTTATTCTCAAGCAGGTTTGTGCAGAACAAGGTATTAGTGCTAGGCAAATTCACGACCGTATGCCTTTGCAACTTCATAACCGAAACTCTTGGAACACCATCGCTAAGATTTCCAAGGAGTTGGACATTGTTTCCTTGGAAGGAAGATACTACAAAGTCAACTCCGAGATTAAGAAGAACATTTGGGCCTACACGGCGGCATTTATTGACTCGGATGGCTACATTACGATGGACCGTAAGCACAACCCAAGAGTGGGTTTGATTGCTACAGGAGAGCGTGGTAAGGCGTTCATGCAAGAGATTCACAAGGCTATTGGTTTTGGGAAGTTGCACCTTGACCAAAAATCTCCACAGGATACTCGCCCGGTCAACCGTTTGAATTTTTATTCGCAGGATGATGTTTACAATTTGTTGACGAAGTGTTTGCCTCATTTTAGAATGAAGCAAGGCAATGCGAAATTGTTGTTAGAGTTAGTCCGTATCAAGAAAGGCTACAAGAAAGAGCCTTGGTATAAAGAGCGATGTGATGAAATTTTCAAACTAATGAAGTGGGAAAATCATCGTGACCATGTTGGGTATGATTTTGCTAGGGAAGGCATTTACATGGATGATATTCAAAAATATAAGGATAACTGTAAAATGTCTTTGATGGATGAAAGAGAACAAATTGGGGTGATTCTTTGAGTTGGGAAGATATTCTCAAAAGAGGCAGAGTTCCTCCAAAGAAGCCTACTAAAAGAGAGAAGCCCGATACGAGTTGGCAGAACAGAGAACCGAAGGAGAAAGATGATTACGATTATACTCCACCGGCAAATATCGTTGAAGAGATACTGCGAGAAAGCGAAAGAGAGGCCCGCCTACAAGAAGAGGTGAAGCGGGACCAAGAACGCAGAAATCGCAAACGCCACTACTCTGAACCCTATGAAGAAAGAGAAAAGCGGCGACGAGATAAAGAGTGGGATGAAAGGAAAGCCCGAAGAGAGCAAATAGAATCGCAAAAGCGTAGGGGAGCCTACAAGCCGAAGAAGGGCCAACAGAGGAATCAAGGCCAAAGAGCGGAAACGCCTAAAATGACTCGTTCTCAAAGAAAAGCGGCTAATGAGGCTAAGGCGAGAAAAGAGGCTAATCTAGAAGCACAAAGAAGAGAAGATGCCGCTAGAGCCGCAAGAGATAGAAGGAGAGGACTTTGATGAGTTGGCAAAATGTTCTCAAGGCTCCCAAAGGTATTCGCCTGCCTCCCGATGAGCATGATAAGCGGCATGAAAAGCGATTCATTAGAGAGGTGAATTATGTTTTCAGAATGAGGCTTGAGATGGCCGAAAGAAAAATGAAAGAAAAGGGCATGACGATGGGGGATAGCCCATACCACCAAGAGTTGCTAGGGCTTTTTAACGAATTTAACGCAGACCCAAGAAAGATGTATGAAGAATACAAGAAGGAATATCCGAACCGAATTACCAGATTTAGGGATTTCATAGAGGCCATTAAAACTCAAGCGCATTTTATTGGTTCAATGATTGCAACAGATGAAGATAAATAGAAGGAGAGGACTTTGATGGATTTATACCTTGAACAATTTATTGAAGACATGGTGAGTAACTTGGAATACAGAAATGGAATTTTCAAGAAGTCTTGGGACTATACTGTTGTTGGTTTGTTCTGCATTGTTGTCTTGCCTCTCGTTGGATTTCTTGCACTCAAGGAGCGATTCTTGTGAGTTGGAAGGATATTCTCAAGAGAAGCGGCTACAAACCCGCTAATCCTTCTCTATGGAGTCGGGCTATTGCGGCGGCAAAAGCCAAATACGATGTTTACCCTTCTGCTTATGCTAACGCCTATGCCTCTAAATGGTATAAGAAAAAAGGCGGAACATGGCGCAAATCCAAGAAGTGAGTTACATGTGCGAAACCCATTGGGAAGACATTCTGTATAAGGGATGGGTGGCTTGTCCTTGTCCTAAGAAAGGAAGGCCAAAACCTTGTGGCAGACCGGATGCTTCGGTAGGAAAGAAAAGAAGATGCCGTCCAACATGTGACGCTTGCAAAGATTACCCTAGAAGGATGGGTAAGAGAGGAAAGCCCAAAAAAAGAAAGGCCGGGACTTTTAGAGCAGAGAAAAAGTATGGGCTTCGTGGTTGGTTACAAAGAAGAGGCGGTAAAGAATGAAGTGGAAAGATATTTTGAAGATTTCTCGTTTGGAGTTGGAAATCGCTAGAGAGTATGCGCCGGAGGAGTTGGCTAAGAGAGGAAGAAAAGTCACTCGTCCGGATTCTAAGAGGCTCAAAGGTCGTCCTATGAGTCGCTTTAATGAAGAAGACGCAAATAGGGCGAAAAGAGAAAGAGATAAAATTATGAGCAGAGGGAAAGCCCTAAGAGAAGCAGAAGAAGCGAGGCAGAAGGCATTGGAAGAATATCGCAACTCTCCGGAGGCCAAGAAAACACAGAAATACGGAAAGGTGATGTGTCGGGATTGCGGCTCAGAATACTATGCTGATGATAATTTTAAAGGTAAATGTGATGGCGGGGATAGTTACACCAATAATTACGGAGGCAAAGACGGTGGTTGCGGAGCCGAAGGCGATGATATGTTTACTGTTGTTGAACAAGGCGAAATGGGTAATACCGAGAGATACATGAGGTAGTGATTATGTCATGGGAAGATATTCTAAAGCAACCTGCGCTAACCCCTCAAGAGGAACAAGAGATTCAATCCATGATGCGATTTAGAAACATGGATAGGGAATCTGCGGAGAAGTCTGTTAGGCGTAAGTATGGTAAGTTGGGGCAAGTGAGGCAACCTGTAGGTAGGTTGACGAAAGAGGATATTCTAAAGCGAAAGCCCAAGTCCGGCCCTAGAGAAGCCGCTCGTAAGAGAATGAAGGCTAAGGGGCTAAGGTCGTTCAATAAACCGCAACGCCTCAACGATGATTCGGATAAATCGCACCATGTCATGGCTTCCGAAGGTGGGAAATACAAATACATCAAGTTCGGACAGAAGGGCGTCAAGACCAATCAAACTGCTGGACAACGCAGAGCCTTCAAGTCACGCCATGCAAAGAATATCAAGCGTGGAAAAATGTCTGCGGCTTATTGGGCTGATAAGGTCAAGTGGAATCCAAGCAAGACCAAAGAGAAGAAGAACAAGAAATGGCGGAAGGGTTCGTGATGTGGAAAGATGTTTTGAAAGCACCCTTTGATACTAGGGAATATGAAGAGGCTACTTTTTCTATGGCTGGTTTAAGGAAGTTCCTAGTTGAGTTCCTAGACGAGCGGATTAGAGGCGCAATAAGGACACGGCGAAGGCCAAGAAGAGATGAAGACGGTAGGACATATACAGTAACGATAAACAAATACAATCTTAATCGTAAGGATTCGGAAAATTTGGGTAAACTGCTAAGAAAGGACCGAACAGATTTCACCGAGAGAGTGAAAAAGATATTTAGAGAAGAATACAACATGGTTAATGTCAAATTTAACCGAGGGCCTTGGTATGAAGACCACTATGGGGTTCTTGAGTTTACCTTCCAAATCAAGGATGGGCTTTGAGGTTCGTGAGGCCCAAAGCAATTAAAAAGGCGAACCACTACATTTTGATTAGGGGAATTGGTCATGGCTGAAAAAAGGCGATTCTCCTTCACCAATCTCTTCCGTAGGACGACCCCTACACCGGCTGACCGAAAGGTGTTCAATGTCGGAATTCAAGAGCGTGAAAACTCTTACATGATGACGGCTCCATTGGTTTACAATGTCGTCAATCAGTCCGTTATCGTGCGAACCTGTATTACACAACTCAAGCAGGAGATTTTTCGCCGGGGCTATGTTTGGGAAAAGGCCTACGAGTCCCGTTGTAATTCTTGTCAAAAGACTCACAAGATGCCCGTAGAGGTTTGTGCTAGATGTGATTCTCCGGATTTGAAGAAGCCCGACCCAAAGCAATTGGAATATGCCGAGAACTTCATTGAAGGATATGTGAACAAGTCCGAACAGAAATTCATTGATGTGTTCAAGGAGTTGGAAGATGACCTCAACATTATGGACGACGCCTACATTGTTCTCGTCAAGGAATACTACTTGGACGGCAATGGAAAAATCCGTATGCATCGCATCAAAGAGTTGTTCCGTGGCGACCCCGTGACCATGAGCATTTACGCTGATGAGGTTGGGATTAGAGGAACCAAAGGCTTCACTTGTATCAATCACCGTTCGTTCTTAGCCCAAGAACCTCATGAGCCATGTCAAGAGTGCCGTGGTCCTGTTTATCCGATTCATTATGTCAACAGAGCAAACGGTGAGGAGCAGTATTTCATTGAGGGAGAGGTTCTTCACTTTAGCAAATACAGTCCTAGTAGACTCTATGGACACTCGCCCATTCTTACATTGTTCAACAACATCATGACGCTCATTGCTATGGAGAATTATGTCAATTCATCTTACACCAAGAGTCGTATGCCGAGAGGCTTACTTGCCGTTCAAACCCGTAACATGGATTCTATGGCGGCGTTTTGGAGAGGTGTCAAAGAGCGTATGGAACAAGACCCTCACTACATTCCTGTTATGGGCATTGAAGCAGAAAACGGTAAGGGTTCTGTTGAGTGGATTAAGTTCATGGATAGCCTCAAAGAAATGGAGTATGTCGCAGTTAAGGATGATTTGCGTGACCGTATCTCTGCCTTCTATGGCGTAAGTAAGGTCTTCATGGCCGACAATACAACGAGTGGTGGTTTGAACAACGAGGGTATGCAAATTCTTGTGACGAATCGTGCCGTGCAAATGGCGCAGAATGTTTACAACAACTATGTCTTCCCCTTCTTGACGAAGCAATTCGGTATTACTGATTGGGTCTTGAAACTGCCTCCAAGTGAAGAGGAGGATGAAGTTGCAGTTTTGCGAAAGCGTGAGTTAGAAGTCAACATTGCCGCCTCTACCAAGAATCTTGGATTTGAAGTTGACATGGACGAAGACGGTAACTTTACTTTCTCTAAGCCGGAACCCAAAGAAGAGGAAACTTCGGAAGAGGGGCCGATTGAAACCAATCCAATGGCTGGTTCCAACATTGACCAAAGAGAATTAGCAGAGGCTCAAATGGCTTCTTTGGAAGAAGGTTCTAAGCCCCAAGAGAACCCGCCAGCCACAAGGAATAAAGCGAGGATGAGCGTAGGACCAGATAAGAGGCTTACAGGATTGCCGCAAGATGCTGGTAATCAAAATGTAGATAGGAGAAGCGAAGGGAGAGTGAGATGATGAATTGGAAAAAAATCCTAAAGGAAGAGTTTGACCATGATGTTGAAGATGTTAGGGGGTTTCATCCTAAATATAAGCACCTCGCTTATTACGAAGCCAAACCCTACTATGGTTCTTATCTTATCACTTCTCCTGCAAAAGATGGTTCTATTTTGATGAGTGAAGACGATACTAGGGCCATGTTTGAAGATAGAATGGATGAGGGCTATGGATATTTTGTGGATGATTATCTAGATTTTTTTGAGAAGGAGGAATGAGTATGAGTGATGCGGCACGAAGAGAAAAAGAGTTGGTGAAAGAGTTGGCTAAGGTCCGTTCGCAAAGAGCGGCAGAAGACAGAACGGTGAGAGTGAGTCGGGATTATTCCCTTGGTGGCTTGCCTCCCGATACTACGCACAAAGCAAAGCGTGGTTCTGCGGATACGCCCGATGTGATTCAACTTCCTCTGCGTAAGCGAAACCGAACCGAGAACAAGTGGTGAGGCTCATGTCTTACATGGATATTCTCAAACTCAAAGTCGTTAGCGAAGAGGCTAGGGCTGAGATTCTTGATGAATTATCCCGTGAATTAGTTATCGCTGAGAAAGGAAAGAACGGTGTTTTTAGGTCCGGCAAGGCCGAGGACCGAGAATCAGTTACGAGTGAATTTAATAGCATTCTAAGGTCCATTGAATCAAATCTAAATTCCGTTATTCAGTCTAACGAATATGCTAAAGATAGAGGTGAGGAAACACAACCCGAAGCAATGTTTAGAGGCAAAAGCATCCCATTAGATTCTAATGAAGATGATTTGAAGGCTCTTGCTCTAGAATTACTTATTGAAAGAATTAGAGAGGATATAGAAGAAACCAAAAATGCAGGAATAATGCAACCTATATCTAGAGATACCGGCCCCAAACCAAACCTCACTCCTAGGGAAGCAACTTCCGAAGAACAAAAGAAGCGAGTTGAAGAACAAATCAATTCTACAATCAAAGAAGGGGGAGGTAAGAGTGAATTCAATTACGGACTCTTGGAAGAACAAATCAACAATCTTCTAGATGTAGAGGACTTCTTGCAATACTTAGAAGAGGGTCGCTCTACCGTCTATCGTAAGAAAATCGGAATGGTTGTTGAGAGCGCAACCAAAGTCTTTGATTTGTTTGGTTCTCTACTCAAGAGCGGTTCGGATATTAGTGCTATCCTCAAGACAATCCTTGAGGAGTTAAAGGAAACTGAAAGGAAAGCCACTAACCTTTTGTCTGAAGATAAATTCAAAAAGCACCCCTATGATGCTGGTGTTCTTCGTGAGTCAATGAAGGCAATCCAAGATTATCTCCGATTTAGAGTTCAAACCTCAAAGGATTATCACACCCTTACAACGAGGACCGTTAAGGTGCTTAGAAACCTCGCTGAATTTGTAGATAGTGCTTGGAAACACTCTGTTGGAAGGGGACCTATCAGCCTAGATTACAATCTTTTAGGGGACAGTCTTTCGGAACAAAAAAACAATTTTTCTTTCTTGAAGATTCTTGCTAGGAATGACCAAGAACACATGTATCGCTACGCCCCACAGAATAAGAACATCTTGATGAAACTTGTTGATATGAAAGGTAAGGGTAAGAGATACATCAAACATAGACCCGGCAAAGGGGAATCTTTATCCAAAAAACAAGAAAATCAAAACAAGTTGTATGATAAATACCTCAACTTAGGTGTTGAAATTACAAGTGCCTTTACCGATTTCGTTGAAGGACCCGATAAGGACGAAAAATCTGCAAGCAAATTTCTTCAAGATTTGGAAAGTCAAGGGTTTAAGCAAAGAAAGGTTGCGAGTAAGACAGAATATAAATTCGTTCATGAAGACGAGAAGGCAACTTTCACAACACCTGCGGGCAAAGTCTACAAAGTCGGTGATGTAATTGATGCCGAAGAGTATCTTGCTCTTATTGAAGAATACAATCCAAAAGACACTCTTCTTGATTACATTGCTAACCAATACAAGAGAGATGAAGGCCGCATTCTAGATGTGCAAATGGATAGAAAGTTGCAAGGCCAACTAAGCCAACTCAAGCGCAAAATTGACTCTATGCTTTCTTCTAGAATGGAAGAAAGGCCCGACCTTGAAATGAATGTGCCAACTACATTTAAAGATATTAGAGAACAGAGGCTCAAAGAAGAGGAGGAATAATCATGTGGGAAAGAATTCTCAAAGAAGATGTGCGAAAGGAATACAGTCCGGTGCTTGACACCTTGGATGAAAAGAAGCGAAAGAAACTCAAGAAGACTCTGCAATCCACAGAGCCTACAGAGTATTTCGGACAAGACTTTACTCGCCTTGGTGAGTTGATTGACATGCTCAAGGAATTAGAGTTTGTCAAATCGGACGAAAAACTCAACAAGAGATTCAAGTCCATTGACGAAAGGAACATTGATATGTTGGCCCTCTCTAGCAAACTCCGTAAGGAATACGAGTTGTTGTATCGCCAACTTCGGGAAATCGTTTATCCAAAGAGAAAGGGGGATTTGAGAGATGAGTGATACACAAGAAGAAATGTTGGGCGTGTTGAAGGCATTGGTTGAGCGTATTCAGTCGCTTGAGAAGACCGTGTATCATCAAGACAATTTGTTGATGAAGTCCGGATTTGTTGTTGCTCAAACTCCTGTTCCTTCTATGACTGCATCTACTATGCCTACAGATGATATGATTCACAAAATGTCGTGGGACGACATTGAAAGATTTGTGAACGGACGGTGATACCATGCCCGAAAAACTGACGAGAGAAGAAGCACTAGTGGCTAAGACGATTGAGCAAGTGCGTATTGTGAAGGAACTTATTCAGCAAGAGAATGAAGTTATGTTACCTTATGATGATGGGATGGAAGAAGTCAAGGTCAAGCGACCTAAGGCTACAACCACCAAAGTTACCAATGAAGGTAGCGATGAGAACGGATTCGGTTCTGCTGGCGAAACTGTTGAATTCAAATGAGTGGTCTAAATGGCCTCTGCTGGTTTGATGGTGGGCAAGGTCAAAGCGCCTGCCTCGGATGAAATTCTTTCTCTCTTTGAGAAGGTCCGAGTTGCTTACCTTTCAGCCAAAGAAGACAAGAAAGAATATGGCGGTCGTTGGAGAAACGCCTTAGAAGAAATTGAAGAAGCCTTTGACTCTCTTTCCATTCTAGGGAAGGAATTGAAGAATTTCTTGGACGAAAGGCATCTTAACGACGATGATGCAAAAGACCCGGAAAGCACAACTGCTCGTATTATTTACGAGGCTATCAAAGATATGCGCTTTGAATCCGACAAGGTGCAAGACCCATTCGCAGACCGTTTTAAGGGCGATGTGTTGGAAGCATTACTCAGCGATATTGGCATGATGGTGAAATTTATTCACTATGCTATTCGTTCCGATGATAAAGCATTATCGGGGAAGTTCTACGAATCTAAAGAGTTGCAACCGGATGAGATTACGAATGGTTTAGATGGTCTTGACTTAGAAGTTGATGATGTTCCTCTTTACATCATTGAACATTATGGCGACGATAAAGATTCTAGAAAAGTAGAATCTCAATACAAGAAAGCCAAAGCAATTCTTGATGAAATGATTCTTTCCGAATCTTCCGAAGAGGAATTAGAAGAATTGGAAGAAGTGGATTTGCATAAGGCAGAAAAATCCGAAAAGGAAAAGGCCGTAAGTCAATTCATTATTCCAAACAAGCCGATGTATCGTATCTTTGATATTGACGACATGAAGGAACTTAAAGGATTCAGCGGAGAATATGTTGTTCAAGAAAAATACGATGGTATGCGTATTCAAATTCATAAGATTGACAACAAGGTTCAAATTTTCTCCTACAACAAGAAAGACATTACAGAGAAGTGTTCTTCTCAAGTCAAGGAGTTGCAAAAGAAATCCTACGGTGATTGCATCCTTGATGCAGAACTGATTTTGTTTGATGGGGACAAGGCCCTCCATCGTGCCGATACAGTAGCCCATGTTTTCCAAAATAAATACAAAGAGGCTAGACTCCGAGCGCATGTTTTTGATATTATGCGCCATGAGGCTCAAGACCTTACGGATACGCCTCTGCGTGACCGAATCAACATTCTCTTCAACAATTATGCCGTTAAGTCGTCTTCGGATTTGGTCTTCCCTTCAAAGAAGGATACGAGGATTGCTGACTCCTTGAAGGACATTGACGATTACGCCAAGGAAATTATGGACATGCCTACGGCAGAAGGCGTGGTCATTAAGGACATTGAATCTACTTATTTCATCGGGACAAAGAAGAATCCAAAGTGGATTAAGTGGAAGAAGTTTGTTGATTTGGACATGTTGGTTTTGGATAAGAAATCAACAAAGTCGGGCTTGTATTCCTACTCTCTTGGCGCTGGTCCCGTTGCTGATGAAGACGAGGGCAAGCACATTGTAGAATACGAAGGCCGACGATACATGAATGTTGGAAAGGCACTTAACACCAAGATTAAGGCAGATGTTGGACAAATCATTCGTGTGAAGGTTGACGAGGTTAGAGAAGATAAAGGAAGATTTACCCTCTATTCGGCTAAGGTTGTAGAGGTTCCCGAAGTGGAATTACCGGATAAGATTGTCACTTTACAGATGCTTTCGGGAGATACTAAGCCTTCTATCAAATACAAGGCATTGTCCTTGAAGAAAGGCATTGGTATTACTGATGGTATTCATGGAACTGCAATGATTATTGCAAAGAGTATGGATGGGTTTACTATTTACGGTTTCCAAGAGAATAATCTCATGGCTAAGAATGCTCTCCAAGACTTGGACATGTGGAAACAAGAAGCGGAGCAGATGATGAAAACAATGCAGAGTAATGTTCGCTCCGCCGTTATTCGTTATGTCAAGGACGCCACTTCTAGAAATAAAGAAGTGACAGTCAAAGAGTTGGATGAATTCTTATCCCGCAACTATGCTAATGAGTATTCTAGTTTGTTTGAGAACAAGCAAGACTTCCTTAAATTCCTTAAGGGGCAAAAAGAATTGAGTCATTTCTTGGATGCTAGTGAATACATTACTGTGCGGGGCAACAAAGTCTTTGTTGATGAGAGTGTTTTACAAAAAGAAGAGGAGCCGTCTAAATTCAAGGTGTATCTTCGTAAAGATGGCAACTTGAATTTCTCTGTTCGTCATAAAGGTGAGAATCTTATGTGGACGATTGACTTACAGACCGACGATGACATTTTCTCTTTGTTCGGTAAAGCAGTCAAGTATCCTGCTGAGATTTCCGAACAACAAGATACTCATGACCTCTTAGATGAAGGCGATGTTACCGTTGGCGTCCAACGGCATGGCTACCACGAATACATCTTGAATGGAAACAAGTTTGAAACCAAACTACACTTCCGAGTTGTAGACATGAAGGGAGAGAAAACTTGGATTGCTTGGACGGGCTATGAGCAAGACCCTGTTGACCCCGATACAGATGAAGGGGTATGGAATATCTATAATGATAAATTCAAAAGTATAAAATTGGATAAAAATACGGATAAGGTTAAATAGTCAATTAGAGAACGAGGAGTTGAGAAGAATGTCTTCCATCGTTAAGGCTGACACTCATGAGGATTTCAAAATCATCAAGAGCGACAAACTAATGATTGGGGGATATGCTTCTATTGAAATGGTGGACAAGCAAAACGACCTCATTACTTTAGAGTCATTGAAAGAAGCCGTTAAAAAATTCATGGAGCAGAAGAGTTTTCGGAATGTAATGACCAATCACTCAAATGTTCAAGTCGGAGAAGTAATTGACAGTTACAGAGATACAAGCGGGAGGCTATGGAAAACAGAAGTGGATGATGTTGGCTTCTTCGTAGTGATTAAACTCCGTGATGATATTGAAAAAGCAAAAGAAATTGGACGAGGCATTCGCAAAGGAACATTGAGGTCTTTTAGCATAGGAGGACAGGCGCTACAGAAAGTGAAAAAGCGAAGTGAAGAGTTGGGCGAATACAACGAGATTAGCAAACTTGAACTTCATGAAGTGACCATCTGTGAAAAAGGAATCAACCCCGAAGCGAAATTTGACATTTTGAAACAACAAAAGGTGAAAGACATGACGAAATTGGAAAAAGCATTGGCGGAATTGGACACTCTCTTAGCAGAAGTGAACACTCTCCGTAAGGAAGAAGAAGAACCCGCTATGGAAAACATGGCCGGAGAAGAAGAAGAAATGATGGATATTGAGTCCTACGAGCGAGCAGAAAAGGGCGCAAAGCCTACTGTTGACGGTGGCTCTTTGGAAACCGGCGAGCCAGCAGACCTTGTTGTGGTGTCCGGTGGCCGACCAACCGGTTCCTCTCAAGCCGCAGAGGAAGGCAAGGTTAGCAAAGCCTTTGACAACAACGAGTTCGGAACGCTCAACCTCTCTAACGAGAACATTGAGAAGGCTTACGCACAATTCCGTGCCGAGCAGATGGAAGAGTTGGCTCTCAAGAACCTTGAGTCCACCTTCGCTAAGAGATTTGAGGCTGAGATGGCTAACCGTGAAGAAATGGTTGCTAAGTCGGAATACGATGCTCAGTCCGAGATTGCTTCTCTCCGAGAGCAATTCTCTTCGCTCCGCAAGTCGTTAGAGAACGGCGCACAAGAAATTCGCAAGGCTAACGAAGCCGCCCAAGAAACCACGGCCCTTTCCTTGGATGAGGTCGCTGAAATGTCTTGGAGCGACATTCACAAGATGGCCAGCGGAAACTATTGAGGTGATGAAAAATGGGTTACATTAACACGATTAGAGATTTAGAAGCAGCAACTTACGGACTACCAAACTTCGGTGGCAACTCCTTGCTTAAGCAAGCAGGTGTTGTGCAGGGCCTTCACACGGCTCACGACACCGCCGAAGCAGGAGCAAGCGGTGTTTCCGCTATTGGCTCCACCGCAGGCATGTATAATGTCGTCTACGGACAAAAGGTTTGGTCTATGCTGAACCGTGAAGTCAACGCCCTCGCTATGCTCTCCAAGAGAGCCTACACTTCCAGCGGTTGGCGAATCCTCAAGAGTCGTCCCTTCGGTGGTAGTGGCGCTACTCTTACCTTGCAAAGCGACGGCACGGGCGGTGGCATTGGTTCCGACGACCCACAAGCAGACGAGATTGGTGGTGTTCCTGAGAACGGTGGCCTCTCTACTGCCGCTGACGGTCTTGGTAGCATGGCTCCAACCTACGCTCAACTCTTCATGAGTCCAAAGACTGTGGCTCATCAGTTTGACATTTCTGAACTTGCTATGGAAATGGCTCAAATTGACGATGGCCTCGGTGACATTCGGGCTATCATCCGTGAAGACATGGGTAAGGCTCACGCAGAAGCACAAAACAAGATGCTGGTTATGCCTCTTGAGTTCTACGGTGAAACCTCTGCTCTTGGTAACATTGAGCGAAACTACACCTCGCTCTTGAAGATTGTTTCAAGCCGAGATGAAATTCTTGCTTTGGACAATGGCGTTCTCGCTACTGATGTTGCTTCCGCTACCAACAACCTCGGTAAAATCTACGGCGAGGAGCGATTTACTGCCGCTTCTTTCCTTGACTCCGAAGTTGACTCCGGAACCTACGCCGCTTCTTCGGTTCGTGCTTTGACGCTGACCAAGATTAACGACATGATTCGCCGTCTGCGAGTCGCTGGTGGTTCGCCTAAGGTTATTCTTACGGGCTACGATACCATCCAAGCAATCGCTGACTTGCTCCAAGCACAAGAGCGTTTCATGGACCGCAAGGAAGTTATTCCTACCGTGAACGGCGTTCGTGGTATCAAGGGTCAAGAAGTTGGTTTCCGTGTGGCTACCTACTACGACATTCCTCTCATCCCTGTGAAGGAAATGACCTCCACCACCAACTCGGCTGACACCGGTATTAGCGACATGCTTTTCCTTGACACGGACCATCTTTGGCTCCAAGTCATGAAGCCTACGCAATACTTTGAAGACGGTATTTCCAACGGGAACCCATTCGGTGTGGGTCGCCTTGGGAACCAAGCCCTTTACCGCACCATTGCGGAAACGGGTTGTTCCTTCTTCTTGGGCCAAGGCAAGATTACGAACATCGCTTGAGGTGATTAAGTATGGGTTTTACCTCTACGATTACCGAAACCACGGTGTTTGGTAACAAGCGTGTTGCTTTTGGGACCTTTACGGGCGACGGCGGGTCTACCGGCGGCGAGATTGAAACCGGTCTTGATAGAGTGGACATGATTCACCTTCAACAAAGTGGAAGTAGCGCCGTAAACGCAACTTCAATCAACGAAACCCTGCCTTTGGCTAGTGGCGATGTGACCGTTGTTACCGCTCCCGATATGGTTGGGTTTTGGATTGCTTACGGGGCTTGAGGAGGGTCTTAATTGGCGACCATCAAATTAAACGATGATTGCGAATGGGACTCTCGGCAACTTCAAGGTAAAGAAGGCAAATTTGAAGTTACGAAGGCTGAATCTATTGAGGTTTCAGCCTTCGTAGCCTCTCACTATTACGCAAGCCACCGCTTAGATGTGGTGTTTGATGAGAGTGACCGAAAGGAATTGTCTTCTTTGCCCGATAGAGAGTTGTCCATGTTAGCGGTTGCATTGCAATGCGAGCCTAGCGAAGTCGTCAATCTGCTTCTTCCTAAGAAGAAGGCCCCTCGTAAGAAGGCCCCTTCAAAGAAAGAGCAATCCGAATGAAGGGCAAAACCTTCATTAATGGATGATTGATAGTCCTCTTTAGGTGATAACATGCCCGACGCATCTAGGTCTAGTGGAGTTTTGACTGCATCAGCAGTCATTGTAGCAAATCCGTGTAACTTGAAGAGTGTTCACATCACTTGTAGAGCGAATGGAGCCGACGAATACATCTTGAAGATTTTTGATTCCGAGGATGCTACCTTAACAGGTAACACGGAATTAGTGCGGTTTGTATTCAATGGCGACTTGTCTGCAAATAATGTGGAGGCTGACCTGCACGGTGTCCTCGCTAGAGAAGGACTCTACGCTCAAGTTACCGCCCCTGCTTCACCCGATGCCGCTTCACACTTCGCTTTTAGTGTGGAGTTCAACTGAGGTGAAACAATGGCGGCTTTGAACGCAGACACAAGGCTCATCATGACGATTCTTTTCGTTGGAGTGGTGAGTGGTGCGAATGTTTTCTTCTACGCTCAGTATGGTTCCAATTTCCCCTACACTCATTTGGCTCATGGAGTCCTATTCGGTCTTATTACTGTCGGTGCTATTCTCATCATGAAGGCAGTCAACGATTTGTTCTTGAATGACTACATTGAACAGGGCTTACTTGACCGAAGAATTGAGGCTTATTGGAAGTTGAAGACCAAAGAAGAACAACAGAGAAAGCGTATGCAAGACTCTCTCAAGACCTTCCAAACGGACTTTAACACGACGAGGGTTCCCGAAATCTCTACTTACAACAACGACAACGAACTAGGAGCAGAATTCTTAGCCTCTTTGCAATGAGGTGATTGAATGCCTCTAGGGGATTTGATGGGTTTCTCGGACTCGGACTATGCTTACAATCAGCAAAGAGCGCACTCTGCTGACATGTTCTTCATGAAGATGAGGTTCTATTTTTGGGGTTCTTGTGCCGTTCTCTCATCGTTCCTTATCGGGAACATTATGGGCGTCTTTGACTTGAATGTAATGGGTTGGATGGTAGACGCATTTACAGGTCTTTGGGGGCATTGATATGTCCCTTCTTACCGGCTTTGCGGTAGTCATTACAGAAGCCGCTATTGCCTTCTACAAGAAAATACACGCAATCAATTTCGGAGTTTACGGCGCTACAATGGTTGGAAAGACGACACTACATCATCAATTACGAACAAGAGGTGAGGTCGCTCAAATCAAAGAACGAACAGTAGGCCTACACAGAGCCACAAGAAAGGTCGTCAAGATTGACGGAGAAGCCCATACACTACGCACTTCCGATGTTGGAGGAGAGTCCATCTATTGGAAGGAATGGATGAAGGACATTAAATCTAGAAGGGTGAAATACATCATCTTCATGATTGACCACCGACACTTGGATAGTGGCGCTAATCTAGACCATCAACTCGCATGGAAGTTTCTTGTAGACGGTATTTGTTCAACGAGATGGCCTAACGGTAAGAAGAAAAAGGAAGAGGATTACCCCTTAGCGATTGGCCTTTGGGCAAACAAATACGACATTTGGGGTGAAAAGCACAAACATGATGGCGAGATTAGCGACCATCCTATCTTCAAACCGTTTCAATACGGAATGCAAAAACTAAATGAACGAGGAATACCGACACATAAATACATAGTTTCGGCTAAATCGCAACCCGAAATGGTTTATCGTGGCGTTACGACGATGATTAAGGACTACTGATTGTTATGTGGAAAAGCATTCTAAAATCAATCCCAAACTATTACATCGGTGACGATGATTGGATGGACCTTATGCCTAGTGATTTTAATATAGAGGCGTATAAAAATAAACAATATGAAGAAAAATACGAGGCAAATTATCCACTAATGGTAGTTCCTGATGAAAAATTTGCAAATAAGGCTCTAAGAAGCAGATATGACTTCAACATGCAAGATGAAACAAGGGAATTATTTACAAATATGAAGGACATAGAACCTGTAGTGGTGATGGAGTTACTAAATGAAGACGGTTCTGTGTTTGATAGAATATTAGTAGCGGGACACCTGCGTTCTCACCTAAGAGGGTTAGCCGGACATAAAACTATACCTACAATCGTTTTAACTATGAAAGAAAAACAATGGAGAGGATAAAATGTTTCAACAACCAAATTTGATTGGCGCACAATCGGCGCAAACTATAACCCCATTCCTGCCTCCTTTGGCGCAGGCAAGAGCGCCGGGTCCTGTAGAGGAATACCAATACCGGACGCTCAAGCCTAAAAAAAGGCTCAAGGAGATTCGCCAAGTTTTGATGGCCGAGAAGAAAAAATTCTTATTTTTCAAATACAGTTGGAAATTCAACCTTCGTGACCGTTGTGTTGTTTGCGGTGTGCATCATGTTTGGGATGCTGGTGATTATTTGCGACCACCTATCCCTCTTACTCATGTGGAAAAGGGTCGTCCAATGAAGGGAACCTACTGTCCAAAACACGCCGGTATTCACAAGCAAATGGAAATGCTACAACAACAAATCATGGCCGAAGAACATGGTCTTGACTTTAAGGCGTTTATTCCAAAGCCTAGAGTTCCGCAAGTCTTATCAAAAGGGCCGCTAACCACATTATCACAGGCCGATATAGTTTCGCTAACGGGCGCTGGATGGGTGATTACAAGGCCTCAAACAAAGAAGGACGAAACCCCTCCCGAAGAAGTAGTAAGATTGAGCCAAGAGATGCGTAATTCATTAGAAAGAATGCAATTTTTGATTGAAGGAAAAGGTGAATGAAATGGTATTTGGTCCTAGTAATAACGACATTGTGGGCGCTATCGGCGCTTCTCAAGAGTCACAATTCAAAACGGTGAACAATCTCCTGTCTTTGCAAGACAACCATGTTGAAGAATTCTTCCAATATCACGGGCATAGATTCCTTACCTCTTTAGAGAAGTTGATGGAAGATGTAACGGAAAGAGTGGTTTCGCAAATGTTGGCTAAGTTGGAATTCATTCAAGATTCTACTACGGGTAAGATTACTGTTCACCCCGATTGCCTTAGAGAATACGAGAAGATTACTCAAGAGAACATTGAGTTGGACATTAATTCTATTATGCACTCGGCCATTGATAATGAGGTCGTCAATCAAAGGAAGATGGCCAAGCAACAATACCTTGAATCTCAAGGCTTTTCCTCCCCTCAAATGGGTGGCGGTCAAATGGCTGGTCCTACCGCTGGCATGGCTTTAGCAGGAGTGACCGGGAACACTCAACAATACCAACAGATGCAAGGGGCCATGAACAACGGTTCCGGGTATCCTGTTCCGCCTAACGGAACCGATGGCTACGGTCGCCCGTATTGGATTGACGCTCAAGGCCAAATGTCCTATGAACCTCCCTCAAGTGGTCTTCACTTAGGCTCTGCTATCCAAAAGGGTGCGGCTTGGGCTAAATGGTTAATGTGAGTTGATTTGATTTGGTTGAATACAAAGTCCAAATCGGCAACGCTATTCTAGACGCAACTGCGTTTGGTAGGAGCAAGATTATCAAGAATATTTTTCTGTCCTATTTAGAAGGCTACACGCCCGGAGATAAGGACGAGGATTTTGATAATCAAATTGAAAAATTAGAGGTTGTCAATAGAGGGACGAGTTACGAGGACAATGTTAGACCCGTTTTGGAACTTCTAGATGAGGAACTTGAAAGATTGGAAACGAAAGATATTGGTAAAACTTCTATCAAGTTTGACAAGAAAAAATTCGCTTTTGATTCCTCGGAGGATGAAGAAGGCAAATCCTTTGCCATTGATACAGACCAATTTGATTTTTCACTTAGAGATTTAACCGACGATAGCAAAATCAATCAGATTCTTGGGTTCGGAGAATACACTAGAGAGTTTGAAGATTTAACTTCGGTTAAGGATATTACAAGGGAAATTAATGAAAGGTTGGATAGAAGTTTCCCAACTCTCTTCAACTATGTTCAAGAGAATTTGGTAGTGAAGAAAGAAGGAGAATCTACTGTTCTGTATTTTGATGATGGCGATTTCACTATGAATGTCTTGAGAGAGTTTTCTCCTTCTCGTTTGTCTTTCAAGAGAGAGAAAGGTGGGTCTAAATCGGCTGAATTTTCTTCGTATTTGCGTTTAGTTGAATTAGAAGAGAAGGTTTCCGATTTCCGGGATACTCCTACAGAACTTGTGAAGGAGATTCAAAAGAGTTGGAGAAATCAATTCTACGAACTTTCTATTGAAGGAAAGAGAAACGAAATCCCAATTGCTCGTCTAAAAGATATTAAAGAAGGCAGTAGAGAAGCCGCAGAACTGTTCATCAAGACTATTTTCAATGGTGATAGGGCAATTAAAATCTTTAATGACGCCTACAATGTTTCCAATGAGATTGTTGATGTTAAGTTGACTTTCCCCAACGAAATATTGTGTGACCCGGAAGGAGAAACAGAAGGCGCTCAAGCATTCGCTAGTAGTGCTAAAGTTTTGGACGCTCCAATCATGGTAGAGAGGATTACTTCCGGAACCATGACTTGGACTTCTACTGATAGACCGGGTATGGAAGGCTACATTAGAGATATTGACCCATACGATAGAGGCGCTAGAGTGGACGGCGAGAGAGTCAAGGTCATGGGAGAGTTACCTCCCTACTTCCCTCAAGGCATGACAAGAGGCGATTCGGAAAAGGTCATTGATGTTCTTGAGGATTTCTTGTATTCAACTGTGGCCAATTATTTGGAGTTGAAAGAAGCAATTGAAGAAGCATTGGCGAAATTACCCGACACAACTGAGGAGGAGTAACTTTGCCTGTATCATCATCCCCAAGCGACTACACCAACATTGATGTTGACTACTCGCAAGGAAAGGGCTACTACACGGACAAAACTGCTATTGCAGACCTTCTGCAAATCCCTGCCTTTACTTCCGTTACCAATCCTACTGATGCACAAATCGGTAGCATCATCAAGCGTGTAGAGGGGATAATTGACGATAAGGTTGGGCGTTCTTACAGACCAATTATTTGGAAGGACGAGTTTAGAGATTTTGAATTTACTCGCCATCCAATCAATTCTTATTACGGCGGCTATGTTGGATTTGTCCAACTCAATCAAATGAAGATTAGAAAGATTATCAGTTTGCAAGTTTGGGAAGGTAACAACTACAGAGAGTTAGCCTCCGCCCAAGCCAGCATTGATTTGGATACGAGCGGCTACAACAACATCAATACGATTACCATTCAGTTACCCAATTCCGGTGACTCTTGGGTGTTGAAATACAACGGGCATACTGACGCTCCTGCCGCTTCTGCTTCTTTTAATTCCTCCTTTGGCGCAAAGACCACGGCCAAGGAAATTGCCGCACTCATCAACGAAGAGTTTCCTTCCAAGACGGCTCAGTTTACAGGAGCCACTACAGAGAAGGCGCTTCTCTCTACTCCCAACTCTTACAACATTTCGGACTTCTTCTATGCTTATACGGACAAGCAAGACGGAACCAAGATTCACATTTCTAGTCTGTTAGAGGGAGAAGATGGCTCCGACTGCACCATTACAGTTGCAGACCAAGCAGGAAAGGATTCGTCAACTACGGTTGAAAACTTTACTGATAAACAAGAGATGCGTCGTCTTGGTGATTTTTGGACGATGGACAACGATGGTAGAATCTTCTTCCTCAAGCGTTATCCTTACCACAACAAGAATTCAGTTATTGTCAACTTTATTGCCGGTGACGGTCGTGTTCCTTCTGCTATTCACGAAGCGGCTACCAAACTTGTAGCGGCTGAGATTCTTCGTCACGACGACCAAACCATTCTCATTGCTGAAACAGGAGCCAATATCTCTACTAAAGAGAAGTATGACATTCTGCGAAAGGAAGCAATGGAGATTCTTGACGGCAAGAAGGACCTTGTGTATTTGATTGATTGATATGTCATTTCAAGACGCAAAGAAAACCTTTGAGCGTTTTTTGGAGAGGGAGAAAGAGAGAAACATACAGATGTTGGAACTCTCTAGACTGCTTGGTGTTGATTTTACTTTCTCCAACGAAGAAATGATAAAGCAGGCAGAAGAGGCATTTGTAGCGCACATGGAGTTAGAAGTGCAGAAGATGGTTGAGGGGATTTTTGATGGACGAGGTTAGTTTGGTTATTGACTTGCTTGATACGCAATGGTCAACTTCTGCAACTTCGCTTGTCAATGATGGAGTCATTGATGTTTCACATTCGGCTAAACCCAATCTTATTGATGTTCGCTCATTGGAAAAGAACAAGGGTGTGAGGTATGACCTCTCTTCTAAAGATGTGATTATTGTGTTTGAGGACTCAAATGAAATCATCTATCCTACTCTTTTCTACGATACTCGTAGAGAGGTGTTCAATTTCACTCTTCACATTAGGACGGTGCATGATGAACGAGGCGCTACAGATGCCGATTTCGGAAAAGACAGGCTAAGGGCTTTATACTTGATAACCCGTCACGCAATTGAGAGCAATCGTAGGGGGTATGAGTCTTCGGATAATTCGTGTTTCAATCAACTCTATTTTGGTTCACGAAGCGAGTCAAATGACAGAGCAAAACGATTATTCGGATACAAAATCAACCTCACGGCAAATCGGCGCTCATTACTCCCCTAGGGTTTGTTTGTAGGAAGTGGGATTATGGCAAGACCAAATATATTTTTAGGAAGCGGTGCATCGGTAACTTTTGTTCCCGAAGTGGATATTTATTTGAAACCTGATTCATTGGATGCAGATAAAAGCACTTTGACTATTGACACGGATTTTACGAATCGTTTTGATTTGGTTAATGACCTGTATGTGGGTTGTGTCCTTGAATTCTATGACAACGGGACACTTACAACCACCCATAGAATTACTTCTAACACCGGAAGGAAGATTACCTTTCATCCAGCGCAAACAATTACCTTGGATACAACGAACGACTACTACAGACTCAAGGGATACGGAGCGCCATGTCCCGCCAAAAAGGTTCTAGGGGGTTCAAATGTTCACACGGATGAAGTGACGCACTTCACCTTTGCTAGCGATACTAAGTCCGATTATTTCGGGGATTGGATTTACTTCTATGAGATTCAAACCGATGATGCGGGGACGGAAAAAGCAGTCGTGGTTTGGTGGGACACTACAGGAAGCGATACCGTTCCAAGTCATGGAGTCACAGGTTCTCCCACCGTTGTAGATGTTGACATTTCCGATTCCGGGCTTACCACTCAAGAAGAATACATTGCGGCTACTGTTGCGGCTATCAATGCAGAAAGCGTGGATTTAACCGCTAGCAGAAGCAATAACATTTTGATTATCACCAATACTTATGGTGGCCCTACTACAGATGCAAACTCTAGCAATGCAAGCCATATTACACATGAAGTAGTTACGCAAGGTTCTACTGCTATTTCTTCTTCTACTGCCAAAAAACTCAACTCGGACAATTGGCTAGGCATTGTTGAGTCTTTGACTTTCCCTAGTGTTGATGTTGAATTCAAACAACAGAACCTCTTTGTTGGTGGTAGTCGTAACTATACCTACCAATACAAGGGGATTGAAACGGCAGGAAACGCCAGCATTGGTGTTGTTGCAAATCATGGTGCTTGGCTTTACTATTTCTTCGGTAAGTGTTCTTCTATCAGCGCCACTCTTCTTTCTTCTACAAATCCGACTAGTGATTTCCAAGGAGCGGCTGATGGTGAAGACAAGTTTTACTTGAACGGTAGTTCCGTTACGGAAACAGGACCTTTGTTTTACCGTAGTATTGACCGAGATATGACCCCTCCTGTTCTTAGAGGACAAGATACCTATACGGACCTACAACAATTGGACCCCCCTACTATTGACGCTGACGGCCACATTGAGAAGGCTATCACTTACACCTTTACAGAACAAGAAGGTGACGACTTGCCTTCTTTCGCTCTTGAACAGGTCTTCTCTAAGTTGCCAAGTTCAAACACTTACAGAACCAGCACGGACAACGACAACGAAGACACCAACTTCGTTCTTATTGCTACAGGGAACAGAGTCAACACTCTTACCATGACTGCTAACGAGAATGAAGAACTGAAAATGACGATGGATTGTATGCCTCGCAAGGTTCACAACTTGGAAAAGACCGAATCTTATGAGGCTAGAAGAGGCGTCACGAACGAAACCGAATTTATCAACTACTATAGTGAAGATGCTTGTTTGGAACCATTCTTCTTCTCTAGTGGTTCCATCAGCATGTTTGGTCAAGACTTTATGAGAATTACAAACTTTACCTTGACCATGAACAATACTTTGACGGATAAGAGATTCATTGGTATTGGTAGTAAGACCGTAAAGGACGCTATTCCTGCTCAAAGAACTTACGAGTTGACCTTCTCCGCTCTCGTTACTGACGATATGTTGTTTAATGAATTGAAAAATCAACACGAAACTACAGGCACGGTGATTGACCTTATCTTTGACAAGGGTAGTGAAGAACAAATCCGATTGAAGTTTGATGATTATTTCTTGACGACAAACACTTGGCCAATCCCCGAAGACAAAGGGGCCGTGACCGTTGAGGCTACTATTATCCCACGCTCGTTGAATTCTTGCACAGTCAAGACTCATTGGATTTTGCAGGGGTGATACCTTGACGACCGTTCAAGGAAAAGACCGCTACACAAAGATGCAGGAATACCGTGAGCGTCTTGAGCGTGAACGGCAGGAGCAAGCGGCGAAGCCTGCTCCAAAAAAGAGGGGGCGAAAGCCCAAAGTTGTCAAGGAGGAAACCGTGAACACGGACTCCAAGTGATACATTCCACCAACATTGTTTGTTTGTTGGTTTTATGAAGGTGGAAGAAACATGCATACTGTAAAAGATAAATCGGTGCTTTTTGCACACACAAAGGAGAAGTGCTACGAACTCAAAGTAGCGCCACAAAGCGACGAATGCCTCAAGGTTTGGATTAGAGAACCCACTTGGCTTGAAGTTGAGCAAGCCCTTACAACCTTGATGAAGATTGATGCGAAGAAGCAAGACATGGGGATTGACCTCAATGCTATGTATCGCTATCTTGCTGAGAAGTTCGTCGTGAAAACCGAGCCTAGTTTGACTACGCTTGAACTTATCCGACTCAATCCTTTTATCGGGAATCAACTTAAGGAAGTCTTACCAAATCCTTTGGCCGTTTTTGAGGAGAACGAAGCAAAAAACGGATGATGAGAGATGCGGTTAGAAGAGGGCCACAAGACCCTCAAACTGCTTCTCTCATGATTACCTATACCCTTAGCAAAGCGTTGGCCATTAGCCCTATAGAAATCATGAAAATGCCTGCTACAATGGTTATGGACTTCCTATACATACATCGGAACTTTGAAGAATTGAAAGCCGATACAATAGAACAGGAAATGAAGAAGGTGAAGAAATGAGCAGAATCGCTGATGCTTCTAGGGATGCTAATGAGGCTTCTTCTATTTTTACTGACCTTGCTCAGGCTATTGGCAATGCAAGTTATAGTGCTGAGGGATATGACGGTCGGTTCCAAAAACTTGCGGTGACGATGGCTTATGTTAACAAGATTGGATATGCTACGCTTCCGTTTTATTTTCGTTTGAAAAACAGAGTTGAAACTAGTCTGCTGGCAATCGGTAAATTGTCCAAGATGTTTACCGGAGGAGGAAATGCGGCAGGAACAATGGGTGATGCGGTTGAAGGCCTAGTGGGACAGTATGAGGACGCACTAGATATTGTTACTAGTGGAGGCATTATGGAAAGAATGGGTAAATCCTTAAATTTCGTAACAATGGGTCTTGCTGGAAAAACCAAAGATGGGTTGCTCGGATTAGGAGCGGGAGTGATGGCTCTTGGTGTAGGAATAAAGGATTTTGCTAAAAGGCGAGATAGGGTTCAAACAGTAGTAGATGGTTTGTATGCCTTTGGGATGAATACTCAAGAAATGCTAAAGGATTTTGGCTCGGCGCTATTTGATAAAATCAAAAATATTCCGCTCAAGGCTATTTTTGCTAATTTAGGAGCATTCCTTCTTGTTGGCTTAAAAGCATTCTTTATCATTACTTTAGGTTTAACCGCACTTCTTGTTCTCTTCAAGAGCAAAGCAGTTCAAAATACCGCCAAGAGAATACTAGCAACGATTATAGAGTTAGGTGCGGTTATCTTTGATGCGTTAGCGACAGTCTTTGAAGGATTTATGCTTATTTTCAAGGCCTTGATGGGCGGAGAGGGTTTTATGAAATCCTTAGGAATGGCTCTTAAGGGAGTGGGTAAGATTTTCTTTGGAATCCTCAAGGGTCTATTTGGAGTTGCATTTGTTGTTTTGAAGGGGTTGTTAACGGTAGTAGTTGGAGCGGTTTACGAGGTTGGAAAGTATATTGTTGACGGGGTTATATTCGCTTTGAAGGGAAGCGGAAAATTCTTGGGTAATCTTTTGCTTCCCGGACAACCTTTCGGTTCTCCCTTTGCAATGGCGAGCGGAGGTGTTTCTTCCGGAGGTATGACTCTTGTAGGAGAAGAAGGACCGGAACTTGTGCGACTGCCTACAGGTGCTAGAGTTTACTCAAACCAACAATCTAGAAGAATGGCTATGGGGACCACAAACAACATCACCGTAAATGTCCAAGGGCGAATTGGTGCATCCGACACGGAACTGCGACAAATCGCTTCTAAGATTGGCCAAATGATAAACAAAGAAGTCAACAGAACGACTTCTTCTAGAGGAACTTTGGGGTGATTAAATGGCTGACCACTATGTATTTCTTAGGATTGGTGCAGGTTCTCAAGGTGGAAACGAACTTACGGACAACATCATCCCTCTAAAGGCAACAAGTGTTTCTATTTCTACGAGTAAGACTATTCCTTCTTTGGATATTCCATTTAGCGGTTTGTTGACCGGTGAATCGGTAACTGCCGCTTTAGATTTAGGTATGTCTAGTAAGAATATTTCCGTTAGCGGATTTCTGCTAGAGGATACCATTACTAAGAAGTTTAGTGGGGACTCGGACGCCATCACAAGAAAATTTACGGCTATTGAATTGGCTCAACTCATTCATTCTAGTGTTGATTCTACAGGTCTACAATCTTATCAAGCGATTAACGAATTAATTTTTCTTTATGATTCTAAAGTTGATGAGAATTATGAGCCAAGAGATAGTCCCCAACTCATTCCGTTCAATTATGCGGCGAGAGGGCAAGGAGGGTTTACTGACGGAACCTTTGATAATCAAGGCGTGGCTTATCCAGCAAATTTTCCCACAAGTAGCACATCGGACGGCATGAAAGGATTCATTCGTTCCTTCAACACTACAATTGATTCAACCACGATTGACATTGCCTTTGACCTTCAATTTGAAGTGGCTCAAGTGTTCCCTCAAGGCAACATTATCACTAAGATTCAAGACGCATTGGAGTGATTTCATGTATCGTCTTCTCACCGGAAAGCAACGAAGTCTTGTCTTCCCGGTGATGTGCAACGCCTTTGTTCGCATTGATTATTCCGACAACATTCCTAGAGGTGAAGATGGAGTTTATGAAAATAGCGACGACCAAACCTACGGTCTTTGGAACCACAAGGACTCATTCACAATTGAAACGACGCTTACGCCATATGACATTAATGGACCCGGTGGAATTACAACGATTCCTTCTGTTACCGCATCGAAAAAAATGATGGATGGGATTAGTCGCACGACCTTAAATGACGCTACAGAGCGAGCAAAGAGGCCATCTTACAAATACCTCAAGGAGGCCGATAAAGAAGATTATGAGATGAGAGTTTTCCACAGTAGCAAAGTCAAACTTTCTCTTGTCAATGATACTGAACATACCGTCAACAACCCATCAAAATACAGAGTGAAGTTTGAGTTAACGCTTGGAAGCACAAATCAAACGCTTCTTAGCCCTGTTGTTATCTCGCCAATTTTCGGTAAATCTTCGGCTACGGACAACACGGTTGGATTTGACTACAATGGGAAATACAAATACGAAGAGGCTACAACTGCTACCATCTCTAGTTACACTTCTCTTCTCAAACTCATTACTTTTGATGCAAACATTGAGAGTGATTTCCACGAAGGACAAGAGTTATTCGTTCGTAATGGGTTTGGGGTGACTTCTGTAGGAAAGGTTGACACCGTTTCAGGAACAACTGTAGAGTTGGTTTCTTCCTATTCGGGGACTCTAGATTCTACCACTCCGATTCTCATTGCTACAACGAAGAACCCAATTTACACACAAGAAGTTCATCACATTGCCGCTACTTACAACAACCTTAGCAAAGTCATGAAGATTTACTACGGTGGTGTTGAGGTTGCTTCTACTGAGCATACGGCTACCGATGCTTTCGCCTTTGACAAGGAGGACTTTTACCTTGGTTCCAACGGCACTTCAAGCACGGCAGAGGATTCAGCAAAGGATAACAACCAATTCATGGGGGAGTTGCATGAGTTTGCTATCGTGAACGGGGCAAGTGAAGTTTTTGACACGGCAAGCCTTCGCCCTAGATATGCAGAAACTCTTCTGTATTTCCGATTTGAGGAGGTGGATGCATGACGCAATATGCTCTTAGAAAGGGGACTGCACCTAACCCTGCATCCATCATTACCACCATCAATGACGCTACCAACAATGTCAACTTTGACTGTCCTACCAACCCCGTCTTTTACGAGCAGGCCCTTACAACTTCGGCTCATCGGCTTTTCTCGTATGTTTCTACTGATGCTAGCCACAGTCAAAACTTCGTTCAAGAGTTAGTTTCGGGGGATACGGGGGGAACCCAATACAACAACTTGAGCAATACTGAGGGCTACAGTATTCATTGCTATGAAGATTCTTCGCAAACAGGACTACGACTCAACAGTTTAGATAGTGACTATGATTACTTCGTTCTTATTCACTCCAATGATTTGTTGCAACATCATTTTGCTAGAATTACAGAGGTTAGAACAGGTGATGTAGACGGAGATTTCTTTGACTTTGAGCCACGGCTCGGTAAGAAGATTCCTAGAGATACCAAATTTATGGTGTTTCGTGGTCCGGAGAAAACAGAAACAAGTATTGTTGCTCTTTCGGCGGGTGTTCTCAATCAACAAATTACCGCAGGTGGTTCTACTTACAATTATCAGCGTTCCTATATTTGTGCTAGACCTACCTTTTACTTCTACAAAGACCGATTAGATAAGAAGGGAGAGTTGGACCACAATAAGAAATATTTCACTAGATACGAAAACACTTCTACCACTAGCGCAACAATTACGCCTAGTGATACAAATTGCTTCGTTACTGCTCCCGACTACAATAATCGCATTGTAGACTACAGTAGATACACGATTAAGGCGACTTTGGTTGATAATCTTAGGGATTTAGATGACCCAACAAAGAACGCTATTACTTCTAACGAAGGCTACACGCTACCGGCGAACGATTTCACAGATTACGATGAATGTTTCTTCAACGCTAGAAGAGATTCAAACAATGTTTACGATTCTAGTGATGCTTCTACTCTCATTCTTACCGGGCCTTATCGGTATATTCACTACAATTATTCACCCGAAAAAGCCAATACGAATTTTTCTCTTGCTTCGTTCAATGTCTTTGAATCGGTTGGGCAGAAGGGCGGGTATGCAGAAGCAAAACTCATTGACACTCAGCGTATTCTTTCTTCAAAGATTCAAGAACAGG